ATGCTCATAAGGAACAAAGCAGAGAAGGATTTGAATAGAGTTGTTGAAGCACAAGTCACAAGAGTTGCTAAGAATGTTGATTATGTTGAGAAAGTATTAAGTCAAACTCAAATACCATTGAAGGAGTATAACAGAATACTGGATGAACAGAAAAATCGCAGTGTAGCAAACCGAGTTAAGATAATGGAAGATGTGGCTAAACAAAGAGAAGCCATAAGTCAAAGTGAAGGATTTAACATACCTTCAGATTATTCTTATCGTGACTTAGATGTTATGACAGATAACCTTGTAAGACAATCACAATCTGCAAGTGACTGGGAAGAAGCAGTAGCAATGAATGAAGAAGCAGAAGCACAAGGCAAACCAAAACCATTCACACAAAAAAGATGGATTCACACTCATGATGGAAAAACTACAAGACATCAAGAGATGGGAAACTATCCAACAATACCATTCGATGATATGTTCCAAGTAGAAGATGAAAACACTGGAACAATAGACCAAATGCTATACCCACGAGATATCAATGGAAGTTTCGAGAATGTAGCCGGATGTGTATGTGATATCGAATATTTCTAATTTAATTATCATTTTTCATGGTTAACCGATGTCGGATTTCTTCGACATCCAAAATTGTGGTTTAAATCCACAAACCATGTTACCTTTAATAAACTGTAGGAGTTGCTTAAAAATTGACTGAAGCCTTAATTGTAAATGGTGTAGTCATCGCAAATGGTGTAGAAGATTCTGATGGTGATATACTCACTAAAAAAGATATCAAAACCATTTTCATGAAGTATCAACGAGATACTGATACGATGCATACTAATATCAAAAACTTTGGTGTTGAAGTATTTGCATCTTGGATAAGTGAAGTTGATACTATCATTGATGGAAAAGTTGCACCGGAGGGATCGTGGTTAGCCACACTGAAAGTGACTAATGAAAAACTTATCCAATGCATTAATGAAGGTAAACTCAAAGGATTTAGTTTAGGTAGTGTTTCTGAGAAAGCATTTACTCCTAAATACTGGTTTATTAATAAATCCTTGAATTATCGTGATATTAAAGACATTGAGGAAGTTATTCCATTGTTTATCTCTTTTGTAGATAAACCGGCTAATCAGTATAACTTTGAAGTAATGACTTACGATGCCTATATCAACAAAAATGAAAAGAAGGATGTTGAAGAAATGACTGAAGCAAATAAAGATGAAATGATTTCCATCTCTGCTTTAGAAAGAGTTAAAAATCTCTTTGGGATTGAAAAATCCGAAGTCACTGTTGAAAAAGCAGATGAAGAAGTAGCAGATGCTACTGAACCAACTGCAGATGAAACAGTAACTGCATTATTCGAGAAACTTGATAAAATCATCGCACAAAACGAAATCATCATCGAAGGAATGAACAAATCCGAAGATGAAGAAGAAGTTGATGAAGAAGAGGAAATCGAAAAAGCAGAAGATGAAGAAGAAAAATGCGAAAAAGCAGAAGAAGATGCTTCATCTGAAGAAGAAAAAGAAGATGAAGAAATCGAAAAAGAAGAATCATCTGAAGGTACTGAATCTGAATCTGAAGAAGAAAAAGAAGATGAAGATGAAGATGATGTTCATGTGGATAAAAGAGAAACTCACATGATTGAAAATCAAACCAACACTGAAACTGGTGGAGATTTCTACAGTAAAACCGGAAGAGATTCCTTTGGAAGAAAAATTAAAAACTAAAATTTATTTAATCAATTAAACTATGCGAGTTGATAACTTATGTCTAATATAATTACCAAAGAGGACATTATAAATGGAAAACCATTCGTATTGAAATGGGATAGTGTACCCGGTTCAAGTGGTGCTTGGAATCCGGGATGGAAACAACAAACTGAAGCAAGTAACTTCTTAGAGTTAGTAGAAAACAGACCTTCCATCATGAACGATGCAAGGTTCATCACAATGGAAAGTCAAGAACATGACATCTCCTACATGAGAATGGATGTTGACTTACAATCCATGAAAATATTAGGTAGTGGTGCTACTGCCGGTTCACAGTTAACCAGTGGTTACACAAGTTTAACCGAAACTGCACCATCATTCAGTAGAAGCAAACTTGTAGCAGAACCAATGTCTGCTTTCACTTACACTGCAAAAAACTTCTTAATTGCTAATATTGAAAAAGCATCATTCTTACCTCACATTGAACAAATGTTAGCAGAAAGAGTAGGATACAGTGCAGAACAAATTTCCATCTATGGAATTAAAAAAGCATTATCCAGTGCAACTGCATCCGGATTTGACCACATCAATGGTTTGCTTAAACAATTAGCAGATATTAAAACTACTTACAATTCTCAAGTAGCAACTAAACCTCAAATTCCTATGGGAGTATTTACCGATGTAAATACCAATGCTCCTCTTGTCCACCAATTAAAACAAATGCTTGGACAATTTGCAAAACAAAGAGGAAATCGTAATGGTGCTAAATTCTATGTATCTTCCATCATGGAAGGTAGACTCATGGAAGAAGCAGATGCAAGACAAACCGAAGAAGGAGATAGAATCTACTTCGATGGTAAACAATTATACATTTGGGGAGTACCAGTTGTTGTTGCAGATGTGCTTGATGTACCTAAAAACAGTTACAATGAACATATTATCCTTGCTAATCCGGACAGTATTGTTTATGGTTTCTTAGAAGATATCACTTCAGAGAACAGTTACGAACATGAGAAAAAGGCTTACTTATCATCTGTTGATGTATGGTTCGATGTCTTAATACTCTACGATAAAGATGTTCTCTGTGCAGAGGTGGTGTCAACTCCCATTGGGGACTAAATACTGGTTTGATTCCTTCGGCAACAGTGGAGCAAGTCAATTCTTAGCATCCGGTACTGTTGTAACAACCGGTCAAGAAGAAGGAAATTACATCGAAGTTGAGGTTTTAACAAATTCAAGTTTGAATCCGGAATTCATTGATAAAAAATATTGGATAGTTTCCAATGCTAAAAAGGATGGCAGTGAAGCATACCAATTATACAGTGATGAAGGTTCTACCGGTACTGGAATGTATGTTAAAATCTACGAATCTGCACCAACAAGAACAGTATCCATCTCAGTTAAATCAGATGATACTGGAGTATCCGGTGCAAGTGTAACCATTGGAGAAACCACAAAGACAACCGGTTCTGCCGGAGGATGTAGTTTCACATTAACCGATGGAGATTATGATGTAACAGTAACTGCTACCGGATATGAAGATGCAGAAGATGAAATATCTGTAGCATATGATGAAACATCATTCGACATCAGTATTGAAGAATCTGCTTCATAAGATAGAGGATTAAATTTCTCTATCCATATTTTTTTTAATAAAAAATGGAGTTGATAACATTGACAGATACTGAAATCATCGATAATGTATTAATACATTTGCAAGGCTATGTACTTGAAGAAAAAGCAGAACAATCCGAATTAAACGATTTGGAATACGATAAAAAAGTTTCTTCAAAAGAAATACTTGCAATGCATCGTGTCACTACCAGTTATGCATTATCTTACATGAATCGCAGAACCTTACCAACAATCACTGAAGAAGATGTTGAAGTTACTGATCCGATTGTAACTGATGCAATCATGATGTGGACTGCCGGTAAAATATGGCAGAAATACAATGTAAGAGTCAATAATAACGAAGATGACACAACACCATTCGGATATGGTGACAAACTTGTAATACAAGCCAAAGAGATTCTTAAACCTTACAAATATTATAAAATGATGGTGTATTAATTATGGGAGCATGGGATGAATTAGATACTTTGATTGAAGCAACATCTGATGTATCTGCATTAGATGATTTGATTGAAGTATGTAATTCTGATTCTGATTTTGCAGAAATTTTTGAACCGGCAGTACAACAAGCAGAAGCATGGAAAACTGCTATTGAAGAAGGTACTGAACAAGGTTTAGAAGTAACTGCAGAAAATCTTGTCAGTATGGAACAAACTGAGATTCTTGACACTGGCAAACATCCATATGCTCAAGGTATTCTTGGAACAAGTATCCGAAAAGAAGAACATGGAAATGGATGGTTAGTTGGAACAAGTATAACTCATATTTATCCCATGTCTGTTGAATATGGAGCAGATATATTCCCATTACGAGCAAAGGCTTTAGCATTCCAACCGGATTTAAATGTATGGGATGGAGAAGTTAATGAGAAAGGATTTGTTTTTCTTCCATATGCTCACATCTCCCCAAGACCTTTTGTTGCACCGGCTTATGAAAGAATGGTTAGCAAGATAGAAGGAGAAGGTTATGGAGTATTCAGAAGTGTTTGCGATAAGATGACACAAGCAATTATAAATTAGGTGTTTGATATGTTGGCTACTGATGAAATTATATTAAAAATTCTCATGGATGCAAAATCTGAAGGAAACGATTTACTAAAACACTTCAAAATCAATTATCCATCAAATCGTGTAGCAGAAGAAAGTAATAGTATCTTCATTGCCAGTGTTGACAGTGAAGCAAACAACATTGTTTTCGATGCACAATCTTTCGTGGATAGAGTTGAAGTATTGATTGTTACAAAGAATCGTGAATATCAGAAAGCAATCAGAATCATCAAAACTGTTTCAAGAGAAATCATT